ATTAATTCCCATTCACTTAAATCTTCATCTTCACCAAATTCTTCCATAAAGTTATCTAGTTCGGTTCTAGTTACTTCATCGTGTGTTTTACAAGGCATATAATAAACAACACCATCTTCTTCGTGTTCGTGGTAACCCTCACAACCTTGTTCTTTGGCTTTCGCTTCTGCTTCTTCTTTTGTCTTATAAGCATCTTTGCCGTCTATCTTTTTTAGATTAATAGCCATTTCAACACCCGTTTCTTCTTCTATCGTTTCTTTGTCTTGTAAGGTTTGGTCTACTTCTGTAAACTCTAGTGGCTGTAAGGTCGTAAAGTATAGGTTTAAGGCTATATCGTTGTAAGCTAGTATTTGATCAAAGCAATCAATTAAAAGTTCTTGAAATGGTCTTATAACGGTGTTATCCATTAAAAGAGATGCAGTCTTTATTTCTTCTGCGTTGTTACCTAAACCACTACCATCTTTTATTCCTAATAACATAGGTGAAACAATACGATGTGCAACCATTATTTTTTGTGTGCTTTCTTCACTCAAAAATTGGTATTGGTTGTGTGCATCACTTAATTGTACTGGTGTTATTTCTGCCTGGCTTTCTTTGTTGTCATTAAAAGCTAAAATAAATTTACCAGCATTAGACGTACCAGAAAACTTCTGTGCTATCTTCGTTTCAATTAATTGTCTTTCTTGTTGGTTAGGTGTTCCGTTGTTAAAGTTAATTAACATCGATGGTGAAAGACCATTCATTATGTTGTTGAGGTGATAGTTAGATACTTCTTCTTCTAACTCTGCATACTGCAAACCACCTTGATAGTCTACTGGTGAATAGTAATAAAAACCACTTTTGTATGGTTTGATGTAGTATATCTCTATGCTTTCTTTAGACATACCAAAAGCTGGTATTCTTAAAGGGTTATCAGTTCTTTTTATGTTTGCCCAATCATTATAATAATAATAAGCTGGTACATTACCATCTGCATCACATTTTTCTGCTCTTAAAGTTTCAATAGGCATATGTTCTAACTGAACAATCTTGCTTCTATCCTTTGAGTAGATAACCTGGATAGCTGCTTGTCCCATTAATTTAAGATCATAACAGCATCTTCTAACAACATCTTTTCTAAACAATGCAATCATTTGTGCGTACTCGTTTGGTTTTCTGTTGCTATCTGTAGCATTTAAACCTTTTCCATAAATAGCTTGGCTAATTCCATTTATAGCAGCATTGTTTGTAGGTGAACCATTGTACCTATCAATAAGGTATTGAAAATAGTTATTATCTGCACCATACTCAATCCAATCTTCACCATTTACTTCTTTTATCTCTGGTGATGTATATGTGCTTAAATTAACAAATCCAAACTCTGAAACTTTTGTTTTGCTAAATTGCCCTTTTTCGTTTCTTTTTCTCATATTACAATATAATCGTTATTGCTGCCATCATATGTGGTGTATTGTCCCTCATTAATTTTATAATGGTTGTTTGTTGTTTGGTTAATATCTTGATCTGTGCAAAATATTCTATCCCTATATATTACAGAAACTTTTGTTGCATCTGTATAAATTGTTAAATCGTAAAAATGACCATCAACCAAAATTGGTGAAAATGTATTGCTAAATGTAAGGTAATTATTTAATGTTACCCCACTTGTAATTGAATAGTCTACACTAACATTTGTACTATCATCTCTTACTTCCATAGTAAAAGAACCTAAATATTGTCTAGGTATTATATTAAAGGTTTGTGCGGTTGCAGATGTGCTTAATATTATCATCACTTTTATAACGTATAAATATAAGTAATTTGTAAAACAAAAAAAAGCACCCTATAAAGGATGCTCTTAATTTCTTAATTAACTTACTGATTATGCAGTAGGGTCAATTTGTGTTGCATCTGCTGATACCGCAGTTGCCAAGAATAATGGTGCAGTTTCTTCCATACCCTCAAAGGTAAGTGTAAATCCTGAGAGGTCACCAGCGGCTGCCCCAGTAACCACAGTACCTCCCGTGCATTCCATCCCATTTTCAAAACCACATAGGAAATTATTTCCATAGTAATCTTGTACTACAATATATGGTCTTGCTGTAGCTAAAGTTTGCAACTCTGCTTGAGTTTTAGCATCCAAAAATGTTAGTGTAAGATTTAATGTTTGAGTATAGAAAGTTGTTCCGTTTTCTCTGCTACTTGTTACTGTAGTCTCTAAACTAGAATTACCTTTTACATCATACTCATAAAATGTTGGTGAACCAGTAAAGGTTGCTTCTTTTGTTGT